TGTGTGACACTACCAGATTTGTATCCAATGGCGATGGAGTTGGAATGTTGGTGTTCATAACCAGCTCGGTACCCCAAAGAAATGAGATGTGCGTTTGAACTTGGGTGAATGGTAGCACCCGTATCTGTACCTATGAGTAAACGATCATACCCAGAATTATCCACGCGCCGAGTAGCGGCGATTGTTCCGTTTACATCGAGATCTTTTGTAGGATTAATTTGATTTATACCAACTCGGTTTGATTCGACATCTACATGAAGTGTATTTGTGTCAACCGTTAAATTAGAACTTATGTATGCGTTACCGACGACATGAAGTTCCGCGGATGGGGTCAATGTATTAATACCCACTTTGTCAGCACCCGAATCTACGAATAAAGTATCTCCATCAACGGTCAAATCTGCGGAAATACTCGTGTTACCGGTGACCACCAAAATATTCGATCCGAAATCATCTACAAAAAGATTAGAACCTACATCCAAAGTGTGTACGGGATTTGTGTTCATGACACCAACATTGGATTCTGTGAAAATTTGACCGTACACATGAACGTTAATATCTTGAGTTGTGAGAGGTGTAATCGTATGATGATTGGCACTCGATTGTGTGTATCCAATCGCAAATTCATTTGAACTTTCTAGGTATCCCACGGCTATATTTGAACCCGGGCGCGTCATGATAAAACCAAGATCAAGTGACGCATCCCCGACTACATTATCTTTACCAATTTCCAATATCGCATCTCGTATCACAGTATTATTAGAATGTAAAGTTGTGACCAATCCATTAAATGTTGCATCTCCATCGACCACCAAACTATTTTGGATATATGTACTTCCCAAAACTCTGAGTGTATTAGACGCAGTTTGATTTACAAATACTTTAGAACCCACTGAAAGTGTATCTGTGGGTGCGGCGTTTGCAATACCCACATTCGAAAGTGTTGTGGCGGAGGTGACCACATTATTAAAAGAAAGTGTATTTGCGGTAACATTTCCATTAATCACAGCCGCTTCGAGTGTAAAATTAAGAATATCTTCGGCGATCGCACCAGAGTCCATCATTTCCTTTGTGACTTGATTGTACGCCAGTACACTAATGTTTCTATCTGATAGATCCGTACGTAAACGTAGAGGTGTTATGTATACAGAATCCGTAAAAGGTGTGTCAATTTCCCCTTCACTCGCATTAAACACAATCGTGTTTTCTGCCTGGTCATTGGTACAATTTTTACCGAACCTGATTTTAGTCGAGCGTTCGACCGTCGGCAAATTCTTGACCATTTAATATAGAATGGTATTTTAATTTGCGTAAAGAAGTCCCGCCATACCATTCTCAATGCGCAAGATATTATAGTTTACTGCATATAAGGGGTCTAAGATGTTCATGGTTTCACTCACGAGTTTAGCTGAACTCAATCGACTAAAATTTAGCGTACCAGTGGGCTGATGGGAACTCGTGGACAGGCAAAACGGATACAAGAAAAAATCGGGGGAGGCCACGAAGTTAGTATGGTAATAGTGTGTCACATCTATGAAATGTGGTTTACCCCACCTATAATTTCCAACATCCATACCGTTAATACTGAGTTTCACCCTATTCGTCGGTGAAGTGAGGGCGCTATTTGTTGTGGTATTAGAAGACGCTATGTACTTTACAGGGTGGTTAAATGTGAGTTCTTGAAGAGTTGTCCCAGACCCAATGTTCTTTTGAACTTGTGTGATTAACATATCGTGTTTACGAGAAGCTATGTTTCCACGCTCTTCATTATCCAAATAGATGTAGTTCGCAAACAGTTCTATATTTTTGTTAGTAACATCCGGTCCCCAATAAATGCGGAGCTCTATATTATGGTAATTGAGGGCTACCAGAGGGAGGGCAGATTGTGGCGTTTCACAGAAAAAAAACCTAAGAGGGTAAAAAAATGACCTAGCGGAGATACCCGGGTGTGTACCTTGGGCACTTCTAGATACGTTTTGTGCGAATGTATCTACAGCAATATTTTCGGTAAATACAGAATCTTGTGTGTCAATGACAGATCCCCCGATCAGAAGCTCCACTTTCTCGATGATGTTATCCCACCTTTGTGAATCGAGAGCTTGTGTATTATCATCCATCGTCAGATAGACATAACTGAGAAGATCACCAGTTCTTTCGAACTGGACACTTGACATAGAATTACTTTTCACACTTCCATGGATCGTTTGTTTTTCGATGGATTGTGAAAAATTGGAGTGTCGTTTAAAGACTGAACTAAAAAACGATATCTCAGGCTTACCCATGATAAATTCATCCTGGGCACCAACGGCAATAAGTTGAGTGATACCAGCTGACATCGTTTACTACTTTAACGGGAGAAAATTACATATTACTTTTCCTACACATGAATCGGAGGACTAAAACATTTTTATCCGAGGCGGTCGCACGGGTGATCGTATTACCATCCTGATTACGAATTGTAACGGTGAATCGATCTAAACGGCGAATGGGGTCTATGTACTGAGTGAAAATAGGATACTCGTCTTTAAATTTGACTACAGAAGAAGAGTCAGAGACGATACTAGCAAATGAACCCCTAAGAACGCTCATAGAAGCCTGACCAGTGAGTACATTAGAGGCGCGATCAGAAAAAATAGAATCGAGTTCATCTATCGAGACATAACAGTGTTCTGTGGCGGTAGTTGTTCGAATACGAGCACCCAATAACTTAGCCTGAACAACATTTTTCAGTGGTTGTTGAAGGTAACATGTGAAGGTGTTCGCACTACTTTGACCAATCGAATCAATCGTGATGGTGTGATATTCATAGTTGAGATCTGGGGTCGCCATTTATAGTTAGCTTAGATTAAAGATCCACCAATTCCATCTTCGATGGCGTACCCAGCGTGTTCACCGACAAGCTGTTGAGCACCACAAACACCACCTGGGGTGAGGCCTGTAGTGTAAGCACTTCCTTCCTTACCTTGACCGGGGGCACATTCAATCTTGTTCTCGAGATCAAACATGGACTTTTCATTCACAGTCTTGATAATAATAGGCATGGGCTGGTAGTTGCTGATATTCTTGTTGGCACTCAGGGCAAAAATGATCACCAATAAAATGGCGATGGACATGAGAGCGTTGCGGTTCTGCTGGTTAAGCTTAAACATTTATAATAGACCAATATATTTTTTCTAAACTGCGTTAAAGGTATTTTTTTAGTTTCCATATAGAGAGTAGATGGACGAAGAAATTGTAATCGATCGAGGATCCCCAAATGTGATGAAACTAGATGCAGATGAACAGGCCCTGATGGATGAGATTGAAATATCTGCTCCTCGCCCTCAGCGTGTTCCACGACCCATGAACCATATGTCCAGACCTGCACCCCAGATGCAGCAAGAAGCGATGGATGCTTTCGCGAATCCCAATAAGCAGAATGCTCCTCCCCCACCAGGTGACGATGAGGAGATTGACTATGGTGAAGATGAACCAACCTTTTTTGATGATGATATGAATATGGGTTCTGGTCAGCAGGATGAACAACCTTCGAAGGGTTATGGTTCCATCGATGAAGAGAAGGCGGATTTGATTAATAAGCTTGGTCGGTTAGAGAAGAAGGGGTTCGCTGTGAACAAGCGTTTGAATGCCTATTCAAATGTTGATGAACTTCGTTCCGAAGTGAAGAGGATTACGTACAGTATAGATGTTGAGCAGTCTGTCCGTTTTTCTAGGCGAATGCTCGTCGCCTGTGTAACTGGTCTTGAGTTCCTGAACAAGAGGTATAACCCCTTTGAGATTCAGTTAGAGGGTTGGTCCGAGTCTGTGATGGAAAATGTGGATGACTATGATGGAGTATTTGAGGAACTCTATGTGAAGTACAGATCCAAGGTGAATATCGCCCCAGAGGTCAAGCTGATTATGATGCTCGGTGGATCCGCTATGATGTTCCATCTTACCAATTCAATGTTCAAATCGGTGATGCCCAATATGAACGATGTCATGAAGCAAAACCCAGATCTCATCAAGAGTATGATGAGCGCTGTTCAGAACACTACGCGGAATACTGATGGCCCAGCAGTCGATGCACCCGTCGGTGGCACTGGTCAATATGAGATGAAGGGTCCCGGACTTGATATTTCCAGCCTCATGGGTGGAATTTCTATGCCACCCCCACCTCCCATGAACACCAACATGGGAATGCCAGGTACCATTCAAGAAGAGGATGACGATGATGTTTCCGATATCATATCCGTTTCGGGTGACTCGACGGGTGGTGAGGTTCGACAGGTAAATGTCAACTCTTCTAAACCCAAAAAGACGAGACGAAAGAAGAAGACTGAAATTAATCTCTAAATATATATAAATGATAGCATACTGTCCACTGGAGGAACTGAATCCTCCAGTCAAACAGCAAAAGCCAGTCGTGGAACTCGAAGTCGAGGAAGATAAACCAACGATTGGCCGTGAAGAAACTGAACTCAATTATGTCGTCATGGCTTTCATTGTCGGCGTGATTGCTCTAGCCGTCTCTGATTCCATCAGGGCATAATTACTTTTTTATCTACCGCAGGGTTTTCCCTTGTAGTAAATTTAATATGTGTACCCGAAACCTGTACCACCCATATTCGTATTACCACCCGCACCGCTGTCCAGGTCTGGTGTAGTGAAACCTTTGTGTGTAATCGTTTTTAGAGACCCACCAACCCCAGATACAACTTCCACGAAAATATCATATGTGTAGTTTCTACCGGTTTGGCCGGTCGCCACACCACTCGGATAAAATTTCCCGTCAGCTATGTTTGGTGCGATCTGTACTGAGCGTTTCCCTGTCACCACAGTGGGACTCCATGGATACAAGTTCAGACCACTGAACATATTTTTAGTACCTATGGCTATGTCAACACTCGGGGCTGTTCCGTTGTGTGTACCTCCCTGGACTTCGAGTATCATACTACTTACGTTGTGAACATCACTTTCCTCTCTCAATTGAGCGATAATCTTAGCGTAGAATGTTTCGGGTCCAAAGTTTAGTTGCACATCTTGACCACTACCCGTTTGGATTGAAAAGGTATTAGAGTACCTCTTACATGCAACTTGATCAGAGTTTGTGATAATACCACCGTTTACGTGAATGGATGTATTCGCATCCTCACCCGCTAAACCAATAGCTACTTGGTTACCAAGATCAATCTTACCATCAATTTCGAGATCACCAAAGACCTCGACATTGCTTCTCACTACGAGATTTAGAACTGGGTCAATTACAACATTACCAGTCACATCACCGTAGATATTGGAAACACCACCGGGTGTTTTGAACTCCATCATCGCATCCGCAGATGAGTGTTCTAGTCGAGCCTTACTGTTATACACAGTGAAACGCTCACTTGGATTTACTGTACCTATCCCAACATTACTCGAATCAATTATATGAATACCATCAACTTCAACGCTATTATTGACCGCACCTAAGACAG